AGCAGAAAATATTTCTGGTGATATTGTACTAAGGACTTTACTAGCTGTATGCTTAATAAGACCATATTGATTGCCGTATATATCTTCTTTCCAATCTGATATAATACCTTTATCGAATAGAGATGTAAAGGATTTTTGAAGATTGCTCTCGTTTGTTAGATTTAATGAGTTATTGTAGGATTTATAGCCGTAGAAAAGCTGATCATTAGGAGTGCTATATATATCACCTATGGAAAACGAGTAACTATTATTTTTCTTATAAGGTGAATTATCAACTACAAAATATAAAGGATAATCATACGGCTCGTTAGTAATATTTGAAACATTACCGTAAATTTCCGGATCCGGATAAATATAAATTTTGTTAGGATCTAGATTAGATGTTCTTATCTTATAGTTAGATACGTTTGTTTTAAAATGTAATACGCCAAGTTTATCAGGCTTAAAAAATAAACCGATATCTCTCGGTGATTTAAGTTTATTGCTTGGTACAGAAGCAGTTCCAGGAAATCTTCTATTTAATAGATTTTTTGATGGGTTTGCCGCTCTAAATAAAACACCTGATAAAAAATCAGTACCGGTGCTGTTTGTTGATAGATAATATATATCTGTACCTATATATTTCTCGAGCAATTTTTTCTTTAAATTCAATCGCTCATCGACCGGAGCTGAATTTTCATCTATAAATTGTTCAAGTGGATTATCGGGACTACATACCAAATCTATAAAATCAGGACTATAATTTATCTGTAATGCATCACCTAACCCGTCAATGATTATTGGCTGTGAGAATATGTTATTTTTTAATGACTTATCAAAATCTAAAAAGATATCGTAATCTATACTATTAGAGTTAGCGGAAAAAAATTGCTCTCTTATTTCACTACTACTATCATAATTAATAGCGTCTAAATTTGAATCTATATTAAAATAATCGGAATATATATCATACAACTCCTCTATTTCTATCTCAAGATTTTGCGCAATTGAAGATAGGGATATACTAGCTGTACTGTATGTATCATCATTCGAATCTATAAAAATATAATCTAAAATGATACCTGAAATAGTTTTTTCTAGACCTATTTCAGTTCCTCTATATTTGTTTGACTGAATTTTATTTTTTACTCTCTCTCTCTTCTTTATATAAAATTGACAGATATTAGAGAGTTTCTTACTAAAAAATGGTATAGCTATTAATAAATCTTGCTCATCATTATAATTAATATTAGATAAAAATCTTTTCTCTTCAGACGTAGTGTAGTTGAGAGATATTTCGTTGAAGAGAGATAGGTATTGATCCCTTACCTTATTGGCGATTTCACTACTAACTGACCCTTTTTTCTTATACCACGATTGTAAGTAGGAATTATATGAATTATTAAATTCTCTAGGAGTGGCCTCTGCTTTAATATTTTTTAAAAAATCAAAAAAGGATAAGGGAGAGGTATTATCTATCCAAAATTTTGGATTGGATGCTGGATTTGTTATCGAATTTTCAATAACAATATTTCCATTATTAGACATATTAGTATTTATGGTAGCGTATTAGTATAAACTACTAAGAACTACCTGTTGTTGAATAGAATATATTGAAACCTTTTAATAAATTATATGTAAATATATTCTCTACAATTTGATTATCTCCGAACCAGGTATTTTTAGCGCTAGCTGTCTCCTGTAATGAATTAATAGTGTCATTCCAGTTTATAACTCCTTCTGATTGAGTATTTTCATATGTGGGAATATATGAATGAAAATTATAATATTGCTCCAAACCATTAGAGCCAGATATATCGTCAGTAAGAACAAGAGGCCATCCCCACCTATAGTTGTATGAAGATAATGCATATGTTTGCAAATCCTCATCAATAAAATCAACAAATGCAGAGCTAACCAAGTCTGTGTTTATGTACGTATATCTTTCTCCAAATTTACTATAAGCTACGATTGGCTCTGAGGCACTACCGGCAGTCAATATAGTGGTAGATATATCGAGTTTAGGCCCAAGGTTGATACCAAAATAATTATTAATAGACGGGTCATAATTATTTACATCAAAGTCTCTATCAAATTTATTTCTACCTCCCCATAGCTTGGATTGTTTTATCGATAGTAAATTAACTAGACGCTTTATAGTAGCCGGTGCACCGAATCTAAGCTTGTCAAAATAATTTAAATTTTCATCGTAAAGTTTACAAAGATTATATAGAGCATCAACTTCGCAGGTATCAATATCTTGATTATTTGAAACGAAGTTCGCAGCCTTTTCATACATAGTCTTTCCTAGACTTGTTGGGTTAGAGCTTACATTACCTACTATAGATCCGATAAAGGTATTAAAAAGAGTATCGTCATCAAGCAAAGCCTCTTGATATCTTAGATCTTTATAAAGATTTGTAGCATCAAAATCTTCATTAATTTTACCAAAAAGGTATCTATCATTTACTTTATAAACATCAAACTTACTACTAACACCAGATATAGCGCCTGATAAAGTAGTTGTTCGAGGCGAATATTTTAAAATCCAATTAAACCCTGTCCAATCACCGGTACTAGATATATTATAATTATTTACATATCTTATAGGGTAACTTGTTGTGTAGGTATTTTCAACTGTATCAACTACCAATAAACTGCTCCTCGAATTGCTTATTATAATTACGTCTTTACCTGCTGTAGATGCAATACCTGTTAAATCGGAATTTAATGGATCCTCAATATCTAACTCAGGCAAGTCCATTACTACGGGTGTATAGTCAGTGGCAGAAAGCTTTACTACAGTATTTTGATTTTTAGTAAAAAATGCATTATCCTCTACGTCCACTGTAATATACTCAGATCTACCCGATACATTATAAACTGAAGATGTTATACCTGACGAATCGTCATGAAATGCAATAATATCATTATATGCAGATAAATTATTAGCTGTAGTAGATTCTTGAAGAGTTATCCATAGGTCGTCTTGTTGAGTTATCGCGATATCACCTATAAGATAACCAGCTGTTAGGTTTATAGTCGATAATTGTACACCTAGAGTATTGAACTTAACTAGTGTAGATGTCTCCGTAGTAGTATCATTATATGAAACCCATACATTATCATTAGTATCAGTCTCTATTGCAAAAGAGCTAGCAGTAGATGCTATTGAGGAAGGTAAGGCTGTTGCTAAGATATTCCCGGTAGTATTAGAAATTTTATAAGCACTAATATCATTAAACAAAGTAACCCAAATATCTTTATTACTATCTGCTGCTAATTGGCTAGGAGTGCTTGATAACTCAACCGTCGATAGTAGAGTCCCAAACGTATCATATTTTTCTAGCTGACCATTTTTATCACTAGTAACCCATATATCATAATAAGACCCTATATGGGATCTACTCTCAGGTATTACCTGAATAGAGATACTTGATAGCTGGCTGTTGTTTGTTGATAGAATAAACCCACCATCACTTTTACCTCTAGTAGTAAGAATATCGTTCGTACAGAAGTTAAAATCTTGTATTATATTAATTCTAGATATATCTCCCGCACTCGGAATTCCTACAAAAGCTAGCGGGGTCGGGTCCTTCACATACGTATACTGTTCATAAATATTAGTATTTGCAGATAAATGTATATTAGTTAGAGTGTTGGCACTATTGCTGTCTAAAAATGTACTATCAAAATACAAAAACCCTTTCCAGAAACCGCCCCCATCGATAGAGGATACGCTACTAAAATCCGAGACTATTGCAGGTTTTGCTGATTCGCTTATTAACTCACCATCTCCACTCAGAACATCTATTTTTATTTCATAATTATTGCTTATAGAATCTACAGCTGTAAGGGTGGGTATATACTTAGTAGGGTAATTTAAGCTATCTTTAATTTTTATTACTACCGGTATTTTTGTTTCAACATACTGAGTTGGGTTTATTTTAAATGGTTGCTCATTACTACCCAAACCATCAATACCGTTAGATGAAAATGATAATTGGTTAACGTTTGTTTGAGGGGTTATAACAAAGCCTGTATTTGTAGTTATAGAATTTAGATAAGAAATCTCACCAACTATGGGATAATTATTTTCTATAGATATTCTACTCTCAAATTTGCTAGTATCAAAACTAGCAAAGATTAATACAGGATCGCGCTCTCTAAACCATACACCGTTAATTGACGGAGTATCCGCGACAAAATAAATTTGTTTAACGCCGTATGTACCTGCAAAAACTGCTCCCTCATCGTTTTTATTACACAATACTAAATTATCCCCACTCACCTTTGCATACAAAAGTTCGTTTGAAGTTTGAATACTCTCTGTCGGTATTAAATCAAATCTTTGATAGGTACTATTATACTCTCGCGTGTAAAACTTATTGAATGTCTGTAAGTGGCCATATTTTGTATTGTTGTATGTTTCTTCGTCAAAAAAATCATCATTAGAACCAGATGCATATAGATTAATAGTATATCCCTCTGCAGAAAGCGCATTGTATGATTGCCAGCTATTATACCTAATTATATCTATAGCGTTTTCATTATTTGCAGTGCCTGCTTCTTGTATATAATTTGATTTGCTAGATAGCGCAATAGTATCAGTTATAAAATTTTCGACACTAACATTTGTTTTAAAAGAGTCTATAATTGACTCTCCATTAATATCGTACACGTATAGAGATACAGTATATATGCCCGGGGATTTATAATAATGTGAAGCGCAGAGCTCTTGAGAGGTGGTACCATCTCCAAAATCCCACAATATTCTTTCTTTTGAGTATAATTTGCTTTGGTTAAGATCTGGTATAAAACTAAAAGGTGATATGCTTAACGCATATCCGCTAGTAGATAAATTTCCGGTAAAATTTATTGTTCGGAAAAATATATAATCTGTTTTTATGTGATCACTCATTTACTAATGACTTTAACCTTAGAAGCTAGTTTAGATTCCTCGTATAAAAAAGGAAATTTAAAATACTCTAAAGGCTTTGTTTGTGTAGTTATAGTAATATCATCCTCCGGATATTGCGGATTCCATATAACAAAACTAAACCCAGGCGTAGTATATTGCTTACCCTTGTACGTATAATTAGTATTAATACTAATTACCCCTTCTATGGAAAGAATAGGTCTAGTTAGTAATGATAGATCTATTATTTGACCTAGCTCGTTGTTCGTCACTTTAAAGTAATCCTTTATAATAGATAGAGCTAAATTTTTAGTATCTTCTTTAGATACACGAGATTGAGGATCTATTTCTATCTCGAGGGTCACATTATCTCTTATTTCGGATAACAATCTAGGTTCACTAGTTATGATATCTACGCCAAAATCAAAAGCCATGTATATAGGATCTGATATTACTATTTCATTGGATATCATTTTTACCTCCTGCAATTTAGAATGTATAGCATTTTTTTGAGATATTGGAATTACATTTGGAGATGTTTCGTTTAAAATGGCCCCCACCTTAGGTACAGTAAACACATATATATTATTAAAATCACACGCATCAGCATACAGTAGTTGATTAGTTAGAACGTTAGTATTGTCGTTTGGTCTCTCTAGCCCTATTTTATAAAAATAATCTACATACTGATTTAGATAAGAATCATTCGATACAACCTTAAAAGATTGCAGTACATTACTAAAATTTTTCTGTATAAAAGAATTATAGTCTGAAATAGTGACAGCTCTATTTTGTGCGGTAAATAATTTAGGTGCTAAATTCTTTATACTCGACACATCTTCGTATGTAGATATATCGGTGGAAGGTATTGGGTTATTGAGAGTTAGAGATGAAGATATATTTGGGGTTAAGAATACTATATCCTCCTCATATAGATAGGGCTCTAGTTCTGAAAATCTTGTAGAGTTATATTGATTAATACTACTAGCCTGAGATAGTAAATTTTGATCTAATATACCCTCCTCGCCATTACTGAGTAAATAAAATATAGAAACTATATCGCCTGGTTGAAGGCCTTTACCGTTAACGTTATCTCCAAATTTTAACTCATACCTACCGTTTTCATTAACTCTCTTATCAAAAACTTTATCTGTTGAACTTGAGAGAAACAATGTATCAACCTCTTCCCACTGAGACCATTCACCTGTTGCAACATCACGAACATAAACATCAATATTATCAAAATCAATATAAGATTCTTCTTCCTCAGTAGAATCAAAAATTAAAGTTATAATTTCATTATCTTCACCTATTGCGGTATAATCAGGATATTCTATAGTAGATCCTTGATATACTAAATTATTTTCCGCGAAATCTGTTAATGATTCTTCTTCTGTTATAGTTTTTTCAAAAGTAGCATCCTTGGTGAAAGTATAGGTATATCCGTTAATATTGACATTAGAGTATCGTTTTATAGTATAGGTATCGATAGGGAGAGTATTATCCGCCGTTGCAGTAAAAGTTACAATAGATGTTCGCGGACCTGTTGGTTTATATCCTATTGCCTTCACTATCTTATTCATGTTCTCATACAACTCCGCCTGATCAAATAAAGATTCGCTAGCGGTTTGGTTGTAGTAGAAGAGCAATATATGATAGGCAAACGCAAAAATATCAGTTATGGCAGCTAAGTTACTACCTTCATAATTCTGATCAGTAAATATTGAAGTCTCAGTCAGCCTCTCCTTAATAAACTCCTTTAAAGTTATCGCATCGAAAGAGGCATACGCACCTTTAGCTAAATTATATTCTGCAAATTCTTGACTCATATCTATATTATGTATTTAATAAAACAAACCCGTCAAACTTAAGTAACCCGCTCAAGAATAACTCACTGACATCTAAAAAGGGTACGGATACTCTCAAATTTATAGTATACTCGCTTTCTTCGGGGTTAGGTATTACTTCTGGGGGGTAATTAAATCTAATACGAGGCTCTTGATTCCGCAATCCGGTCAGTATCTGTGAAGATATTCTATCAGCTGTAAATTGTGTTACAGGTTCAAATAGATAATCTCTCAAATCAAGACCGAATGTAGGGTTTAATATTTTTTCGCCTGGCGATGTAGTTAGTATATTAACTATTGAATTTTTTATTGCACCAATATCATAATCTACCTTTATATCTTTTTTATTATTTTTAGACAGTACTTCTGTAACTGTAGTAAATGGAGTCTCGATATCTAAATGAAGATCTGAGAAGGCGAATTTTTTTGGATTATCTTGCGCCTTGGGTAGTGATGTTATTTTAACGTTTCCCATAGAAATATTTAGGGGAGTCGAATAAATAACAATAGATGAAAAGCAAATCAAAGTTTTTAGAAATATGCGAATCTACATTAACTCGGTTAGAGCGAAACGGTTTTCTAGTAGGAGATGTTGTTGAAATTAGCGATCTTGGTAAGGTTCCAGAAAACGTGAAAGATGAACTACAAGGATTTTTAGATCAAGGGCTCAACTTAAAGGTAGTTGATATTGTTAATAAGTATCCGTCTGAAAAACCTGGTAGTGATCAGAACAATACCGGCGACGTGGTGTTAATGGTTGCTGCCGATTACGGAGGGGGTAGGTTTGTTGGTAAAATGCCGCTACCTTGTGATTGCTGTAAGGTAGTTGATTCTTACCCTAATTTGGATCCTATACCTGACGCTCTCAGGAGGGATAATCAAATAACCATAAAGCCTGAACCTGTTAGCGATGAAGAGGAAGAGTTTATGAATCAGACTAATAAAGCTGATGATGGTAGCGGAAAACTACAACGAGTTGCAGATAAAAACTCTACAGGGGAAAATATTGATCAACCAGGACCTACCCCACCTAAATACGCCCCATATACAGGGAAATATATGCAGTAGTGAGTAACAATATTAAATTTACCTGGGACCATAAAAAAGGGCGCTCAATATTGAGCGCCCTTTTTAGTTTTATTGGTATATTATTTTATAAAGCTGTATACAACAGGCTGTAAAATTAATTTCTTGATCGACACAAAAAGAACATCTGTATAAATGCTCGGAAATAACAAGAATACATTCTTGTTTAACCTTGTCTTTTAAATTGCTTTTATAAATTACTTCTAAAACAGCCTTTAAGAGCATTTGATAATCATTTTGAAAATCGATTTCATGATTAATAGTATATTTGCGTAAGGCTAAAGGATCACTGAGCTTAGAATACACCTCAGATGCAATGTGATCAATGTTTTCAGTAGATACAATTTTTAATTCACCGCTATTGCTAAATTTTTGTAAGATGTTAATTGTCTTACGAATATCAGGATAATATTTACGGATAAGATCTACAAATTTTACTCTCTCATCCTCACTAACTTTGATATTCTCTTTCTTAAGAATATCAAAGCATCTCTTAGCAACATCCTTGATAGAGGGCTCGATATCAATCTCTTGAACCCTACTCTGGATAGGGGCAATAATTCTATGTTTGAAGTTAGCAGTAAAAATAAATCTTGTATACTGGGAATACTCTTCAGTAACATTACGTAGTGCGCGTTGACCTTCAGGTGTTAAACCATCCGCTTCATCTAGAATAACCGCTTTAATATTACCATCAATACTCTTAGTTTTAGCGAATCCTACAATTTTACTTCGTACCGTATCAATACCTCCTTCATCGCTAGCATTAATATAGAGATGTTGACATTTAAGAATATCATTAACTATAATTTTAGCTAATGTAGTCTTACCAATCCCTGGAGGTCCCTGTAGAAGGATATGAGGTATACTTTTATTCTTAACAATCTCATTAAGCTGAGCTCTTGATTGCTCGCTTAAAATAATATCATCAAGGGTTTTCGGCCGATACTTTTCGCACCATATATCTATTAAATTCATAGTTATTTTCCAGATGAACCGAAGCCTTTCTCCCCTCTATCGGTCTCTTGCTTAACGTCTGCGAATTTCATTTGAGCTTCTACTAAAGGATAAAATACCATTTGAGCGATCTTATCTCCCGCAGATACGATATAATCATCACTACCTAGATTATATAATTTAACCCCTAAATCTCCACGATATTGATTATCAATTATACCGAAATGAGGCTGTATTCCATATTTAAACCCTAGACCAGATCTACCTTCAATGCGAAACCAGTAACCAGGCTCAATAAAAGCGACCTCCAACCCGACCGGAACAACAGCGGATCCAACTTTATATCGCGAAGAGTTATCTACTTTGAAGTTGCCCTCGGCATCGGATCTCATATATCCAGGCGGAATTCCTTTCGACTCAATATGCACTCCCGGTATAACAACATTTTCAACTGCATATAAATCATACCCAGTATCTGCAGTACCGTCTGTTTTTTGATTATTCTGCTCCGGAAGTCTCGCATCCGGATGTGTTTTTAGAAACTCTATCCTCATATTAAGAGTATAATATGTTTGTTGTAAAAATCAATAAATGTATTAAATAATTTTGTGAGTGATGAAACTGTAAATGATTTATTATCGCAGCTGCAAAATATTCCACGAGAATCTAAAGCTGATGAGGATAATTTAGAATTAACCCCGGAAAATGTAGAAGAGTTTCTTCTTAAATATTCGGGACGCCTCATTAAGGATAGTGTCGAGTCCGTAGAAAACTTAAAGGACTTTATCGACTCCGCTCCGGATGCAGATCACAGCGAGGCACTAGCCTCTCTAATTAGATCAGCTACTTCTTCGATCGATATACTACAGAGAATAATGACCTCTCGTGAAAAGAATGAGAATACAAAAGAGGTTGCAAAGATGAAGATTGAAAGCCAGCAGACTAAAACTGATAAAGAGATTGGCGCTCAACTCTTACTATCTCGAGAAGAGCTTCTCAAAGAATTAATAGATAAATCTAATGAGCCTATAGAGGTTGAAGTAGAAGATATAACATCAACCGACGTCGGTTGAAGGAGTTGTTTCTATTTCTATTTGACCGGCAGTATCGTTATTTTTATTGGTATTGCTACCGGCACTTCCAGGATATGGAGGCGTTTCTCCGCTATCCAATGTTGACCAATTTAGCAGCTGATCAAAAGTCGGCGCATACGCATAAGCTCTACTATCGTATGCGGGGGATGGGTCAGCAGGTAATACTATTTTACCGTTAGGTATAACTAACTCCGTCGCGCTTGATCCTACTATATCTGGGTTAGTATCTGGCGATATTGGTGAAACTTTTTCAAATCTATGATCCGGGTCATTGGGGTTAAATCGATTATTAAATTCATGTTCCACTCTATAGCAATCGCCATATGTGTTTTTATCTTCACCTATAATATCTGCCGCAACTTCTTGAGAAGCAATTAACGGGGTAGTAGAAGATTCTACAGTAGTTGAAGTACCATGAGACCCTCTTGTAATATTTTTATTATCATTAATTATTAACGACTCTTCATGCTGTGCAACTTCTACAGGTACTAAGTGAGCGTTATTAGAAACATTTGTTACTAACAGAGTACTTACTATTTTTGATTTGTGAATATAGGGCGATAATTTATTAGCTATATTCCTATTAATAGATGTATCAGGTTGGATAATCTTTTCAGGTCCCGCATCCCATCTTTTTAAGTTCCCAGTACCTGCTCTCTCTGCGGGCTTACTAGCGTGTGATAGTTTATCAGATACACCTGATAAGTAGTTACATGGCCCGGTTCTTCCTAAAGAAATAGTTTCTGGATTTTTATTACTAGGCGATGAATTTCCTCCGAAATCAAAAGTAATATTAGGTAGAGATGTATCCTCGTCTTCTTTTTGAGGTATTTTATTATATGGGTTAGGTATATTAAACCCTGTACCAGCCCCTAAATCGTCTCTATCATTATTTAAATTGTCAATTATTATCGGTATTAAAGGTATAATAGATTGCTTTACAGTATCTGGAAGCGTATTAAATTTATTTTTATAATCTTGAATTATATCAGGATCTAAGCCGGGCCCGTCACCTACTAATCTAGCTACAAATTTAAGACCGTCTTCGACAGGGGTAGAGGATTCTTCCACTCTATTGTATAGATCTTGTAACTCGAATAAGTTTTGAAAAGGCTGTATCTCATTACATATTCCTACATTTCTAGCTTGATAATTAAAACTAGTTGGTAATAAATATGATGTAATTGATGTCTTGTATAAAATCATTGTTATGGTTTAGTGGCGTAAGTCTTACAACATTCTAATGTATTGTGATATTTATCATCAGCAAATTCATGCAGAACTGTTTTAACAAACCATTTACCTAATTTTTTATAATCATCGGCGCTTGGGGAAGTATCTGTTGTAGCTATTTCTATAATTTTACCATGAGTCCTATGTAAAGAGCCTCTCATCGTTATTTCGCAAGTATATCCATCAAGCACTAAACTAGTCATTATTTCACTGCCGTAAATATTTCTGCCTATCACTAGGTTGTGTGAATAATCGTTTGTAGCATCAACACGTGTTTCCCCACCGAGATCTAGCTTTGGAAAATTAATACTCGATACAACATCATCTCCAAATATTGTTACAAATTTTTTCTTATGATAATTTTGCAACCTTTCAGGAAAATCGGATAGAATCTCCTGATAGCTGGTACTGCTCGATGACTTTACGCTATGATAGAATTTATTCATAGATTCATTAAATTTCTTAGTATAATGGTCATATCGTATATTAAATTCACTCTGAGTAATAATACTTAACTCTCCTAAACTATTACCATCGGTTGTTATTTTTTTATCGGTTGGTGCATTGTTAGTAGCACCAATACCTCCCCCTATGAATGCCAATTCTAAGACATATTCTTCAGGGGTTTGAATAGATTCTTCTAACAACTTAGAGAGGGGCGTTAAACTTATATTACCGTCTCTATCAGTGTAGAATATTGACAAATCAAATATATCTTCCTCTATACCCTCTACATCCGGCACGTATGACTTCCTAATCCTTTGTATAGTATCAAAGATTTTTTCACCCTGTTGTACAGGTTGCTGGGTATACAAGTACTTACCTCGATCCCATGGCTTAAGTAATGCTCCCCTAACGCTTGTTTTTTTATTTTTATCTACTTCCTTATATTTTAGCCCTTGAAGTAATAATTCCTTAATAATATCACCTTTTCGACCGTAACTATTACTTGTTTCATTTTTACTAGTAAGGCCTTTTTCACTTGGTTCATCTTTACTAGCAAGGCCTTTTCGCCGTCCGCGAACTCGTCGCTCGGCAGGGCTCCGAGAACCCTCTTCGAGTTCGACTGCTGTTAGTTTTTTAATCGTAAAAAGCGTATAGTCCTCGAATTCAGCGATAATTAGATTTTTATTTTTGATAGTCCTAGCCTTAGTAATATTAAAAAAATTCTCTATGTAAAAGTCACCTCCATTTTTAAAATCACTACGAAGGCTGTTTGTAGATAAATCTTTTATTTTTAAATAAAGCACACTCGACCCTGGTTGACTGGCCGGTTCTAAAGATTCTGTAAGGTCAC